GGCAGTCCACGAGCCATGAGAAGCCCGCCTCCGCCTTTTCCTCCGGCGTGAGCTCGGGGTCATCGAGAACGTCGTAGAACCTCAGCACCCGGTCGAACCACAGGGTCAGCCGGTACTCCTGGCCGTCAACGGTAATGCGGTCGGGAAACGGCTCGTACAGCTTCATCTGAGCTTCTTCCCCCTGCGGTAGATTCCCTTGAGCTGTTCGCGGCGGCGGGCTATGCACTCGTTCACGCGGGGGAGTATCACGTCGTAGATATACGGCACTATCGCGACGGACATCTCAATGTAATTACCCTCGAAGAACTCGCAGATGGTTTCCGCGTTCTCCCTGCCAAAGCAGATGGCGAATACCCCGCGCACCGCCCTGCCGTACTGCTCGTAAGCCTCGGCGTAGTCCTTATCGGAAGCCGCCTTTTTCAGCGCCTGCTCAGCGGTCGTGATGTCGGTGAGGTTCCTGCGGAGTTCCCCCGCGATAGCGTCGATGTCAACGACGAACTCCAGCTTTGCGGCGGGCTTTCCGTCCTCTCCGCAAAGCTCCAGCGCGTCGCGTATCTTCTCCGATCTCTTTATCTGGTGCATTTTCTGCTCCTTTCAGCATTAAAGCCCTGTCTTCTTCTCGCCGGTGTCGTCCAGATTTCCGTCCTCGACGGTGGGCTTGCCATTCATCGCCATGACTACAGTCACGGCGTTCGGCGCGGTGGATTCGCCGCCCGCAATAGCTATCTGGGTCAGCGTTACCGGGCAGGTGACTATCTGCCCGTTGCGGTTCATCTTGATATCGGTAACACGCGCCGCGCCGGGGCTCCACTGAATCTTGTCGAGATAAGCGCACACCGGGTCGCTTGCCATGAAGTCGCCCTGAAGCGTTATAGTAGGCTGGAATCCGGTAACTGTGCTGGAGCTGTAACCGCCGTCGCTGAGGTAGGACGCGGAATACACGTTCTCGTTCAGCGCGTTCGCGCAGTTCTTGAACGCATTGCACATGGACTTATAGGTCGCACTGTCACCTGTGGGCGTGGTGTTGATGAACACTTTGACCTCGTGGTTCAGCTCAACACCCGCTACCTTGGGTAATGTCTGGGACATAGTAATTCTCCTTTCAGTCGAAAAATTCGGAATTATGAATGCGGAATTCGGAATTTCGGTGCCGCCTGCGGCGGTTATTTAAATACGTCCCACGAAGTGGGACACCTTAATTCCGAATTAAGAATTCCGAATTCCGAATTAAATAATGATCCGCAGGCTGACGGACAGCGAATATATCCAGTAATCGCCGTCCGTGCCTACGAATAACGGCTCGCTGCGTGCCTCCGCGTTAACGACAGGCGCACCTAGCCGGGCTGTATCGCAGGCGTTGGCTATCACGCAGAGGAAGCCGTAAGCCTGCTCCTGTTTCTTGAATTTCGACAGCACGTCGAGGGAAAGCACCGCCCGGCGGTTCGCGAGGTCGAGGGAGGTGAACTCCCGGGAACCTGTCACGACCTGCACTGCGATGCTCTCCCCGGTCGAAAGAAGCCCGACGGACGCCGGCTGTCCTGTTGTTTTCTCCGCAAAAGCCCGGAAAGCTTCGACTGCCTGTAACTGCGCCGTCATTTGTTCAGCTCCTTTCGCAATGCTGTTTCGTAGATTTGCCGCCATTCCTCGCCGTGGTCTGCCTGGGCGCGCTCGCACCAGTGGGAGCCGGCTTTCGGGTTCTTGCGCTTATCGAATTTAAGCCGCACCTCCGGCGAGACCTTGACCTTCGTCTGACCCTCCCGCGCCCATGCTGAACCGGTTTTCGGGTCCACCATCAGCACGCCGTGATACAGATATCTAGCGTAGGGAGTAGACCAGACGAGCTTTCCGTGCAGTATATCGCTGTGGATATTCGAGCTGTTGACGAGCGCGTCCTGGTCGTCCGGAACGTACTCGTTGCAGTCCGCGAGCGCCTGCTGAGAGGTTATCCCGCGCGCCTTTTCGGAAGCCGCGCGGATATCGACCGCTATCTGAGCGGAATTGATGTTCACCGTCACAGGCACAGTCCCACCTCCAGATGGTGGAGTTTCTGACGGTCGTAAAAAACCTCGACAGTCTCAACGCGGTAACGCTTGCCCCCAAATTCGACGATATATCCCGGCTTGAACTCCACCCCCCGAGCGCTGTTCCGGCAGTCGTAGAAAAGCGTTGCAGACAGCGTAATGGAGCGGTTGTCGGACGTGATTATCATTTTACTCGCAGGCTCTACGCGGATATGCGTGAGCTTCGCCAGCTCGACGAGCTCCTTTTTCTGCCACGCGTTTTCTTTCTCCTCGTACAGCACAGCCGAATGAATCAGCAGTGAACGCGGGATAGGTCTCATATCCTCATCCCTCTGTAGAGCAGTCCGGTCGGCTCCAGCAGCGCCAGAGCCTGGGCGCACAGCGAATTCGCCGCCGAACCGCCGGAATTGCCTGAACTCCCGCCGCCGGAATAGCTGAACTTCCCGAGCGTTACTGAGCCGCCGTCCGTGGTTTCCGACAGCGCTGAAACGCCGCCGTTTTCGAGGATAAACTCCGCCTGCGCGCAGACCGCATTCTGCGCCGCTGTACGCCAGACTTCCGGCACTGTGGACACCGTATACCCAGATGGGAATATCTCCCGGTCTACGATAAGCTCCGCGCGTTTGAGAGCGGCTGTCAGCTCGTCCGAATCCGTCCAGCCGCCCCAGTTCGCGGAGTAGTATTCAGCCGTGACCGTCATGCTACTGTAACATAGCCGACCTTAACGCACTTCTTGTTGCTGTCGAGGTCGATTATCTCGATGATGTCGCCCTTCTTGCAGGAGATCTGCGTGCTGTTGGAAGTGAACGCATTTGTAGCAGCGATAGCAGTGAAGTCCTCCTCAAGCGCCGCGCGCTTTGCCGGATTCACGCGGTATGCGAACGCGTCCGCAGCGCTCTCGGCGACAGTCACCTTGCACTTATCGGAAGCAAACGCGCCCTGCGTAAGAGTGAGCGAACCCGCGGAAAATACGGCGTAAATAGCGCTCTTGCGGAGCACCTCGTGTCCGTAAACGGAACGCCCCTGAACCGCAGAAGAGCCGATGTGCTTGCTGTCCTTGAGGTCGTTCACGGCGATAGGCACCTTCCATGCGTTGATGCGCGTAGCATAGCGCGGGTGACCTGCGATCATCGCAAGGTTAGCGGTGTCGTCGTTCCACTCGTACACGGTGAATCCCGCGATCTTGCCGACCGCGCCGGACTGCTTCACCTCGTCGCCGAGCGCGGAAGCCTGCACGAACAGCGGGCTTTTCAGCATAGCCGCGTAGATGTCCGGAGTAACAAGCAGGTAGCGCCTGCCGTCGTTCGGGACGTTCGCCTTGCTCATCAGCGTGCGTATATCCACAACATCGCTGTATACGGTGCTTGCGGAAATGGAGGACGTATTGACGCGGGTACCCTGCGAGATGAGCGTGGAAGCGCCGTCCCGGTCGAGGGCGGTCGCCATGGAGTAGCCCGCGCTGTCAAGTCTGTCCGCGATAAGGTTGTCGGGAACGGAAGCCGCGTCGTAGCCGTCCACAAGCTCGTTGACGTACTTCTCGCGGTTGATGAGGATAGAGCGGTACTCGGTGGAGCTTTCGGAAAGATCGCCGCCGGCGCTGCGGTCGTAGTCGCCGACCTTGACCTCGCCGTCGCGCACCGGAACCTTGACCGCGCCCGCGACCGGGTCGCCCTCGTAGTCGTTGTTGAAGATGATACCGTCCTTAAGAATGTTTTCCGAGCGCATTTTCGCAAGGACAAGCGAAGAATAGCGCTCCTGAGCCTCATGAGCCATAGATTTCTCCTTTCAGTCGAAAAATTCGGAATTATGAATGCGGAATTCGGAATTTCGGTGCCGCCTGCGGCGGTTATTTAAATACGTCCCACGAAGTGGGACACCTTAATTCCGAATTAAGAATTCCGAATTCCGAATTAAAACTTGATTCCGGGGTTCTTCGCACGGAACGCGGCTTCAACGCCGGAAATAGCGGCGCTGCCGTTCCCGCCGGAAACCCCTGTTGTTGTCGGCGCTGAACCTCCCGCGAACTGCGGATACTTTTTCAGCACCTCGTCGATTGCCTTTTCAAGCGGCATGTCGTCGCTGACTTTAAGCGAAGCCAGCGCTACTACGTCGTCCGCCGCGTCGGGCTTTACGCCCTTTGACGTGGCGAGCAGCTTCGCTTCAAGGGCTGCGACCTTCTTCTCGGCTGCGTCCGCGCGGTCTGACTGCACCTTGATAGCTTCCGCGGACTTCTGCTCTGCGGATTTCTGGTCGTCCTGCCACTTGTGGAATGCTTCCAGTTCCTCCTTGCCGGGAAGTCCCTTGCGTTCGCGCTGAACGCGTGCCTTAATGAGGTCGTTGACCTCGTCCTGCGTGAATGTTTTTGCCGCCCCCTGCGCGCCAGTTTTGCGCACAATACCGTCCGGGTTTACATCGCCGAGAATGTTTTGCGCAAAACTTTGCGTAGATGTGGTAGGATCACCTCCGGCGGTCTGAGCGCCGCCCTGCTCCTGTGTGGTCTGGGTTGTCTGTTCGTCTGCCATTGTTGTTACCTCCGTTTATAGCCTGTCGGCTGTTGTTCCGCGCGGGCTTTTAGTGTCGTCAGCGTGTTTCGGACAATAAAAAAGCGCCGTGCATTGCTGCATAGCGCTTGATTATTCGGTTGATTGCGGGAGATTTGCCGAAAGTTCCTGCGCCCTTTCGAGCAGTTCGACCAACTTTTCAACCTTTTCAAGAGCCTTGTCAAGCTCCGTCGTGTCAACGTGCATCTCGAATTTGAGCGGATTCTTGAGCTCTTCTGAAAGAAATATAGCCATTGCAAGCTCCTTTCAGGCATAAAAACAGCGCCCCGTCGGAGCGCTTGGCTATTGGAATGAAAAAGCACCTTGCTTTTGTACAAGGTGCTTATTTCTTACTATTGTTTGATTTCTCGTCCGCTTCGCGTTCAAGGTCTTTCAGGAGTTGCCTCATTTTTTCGACCGCTTCTTCGTTCGAACCGTCGAGAGAATGCTTTTTTATTTCAGCCATTCAATTACCCCCATGTCAATATACTTGTTAAGAAATTTATTGACAACAGCACGATATTCAGCGTCAGACCCAGTTTTAATCTGCTTTCGCACCATTCTGTCAAGCTCTCTTATCAAGTCTATTCTATCATATTCCGTGAGCTTTGTCAATACCTCAATCTTGCCGTTATTCTTAACAACTGACATGGATTTAAGACTATTTTCTCCAAAGAACTCAACCACATCGTCGATAGAAAAGCTATTGTTCCGAGGGTGATTATGCATAAGGAACAAATCCTTGCCGTAAAAAGCGCCGAATTCTATTTTATCATCAGTGCCATGAAGAACGCGCTTTCCGGTCATATCACTATTGAGGATAAAAGCTACTTCCTTACTGCCGTTTTCCATCATAGATGTTTTCAGCAGCTTTTGATGTTCTTGGTGTATTTTCTCACAGATATCATCAGAATATGTTTTTGGAGTAACCTTTGGAACTTTAGCGACCGTTTCATCGGTAATGGCTGTGATAGGTTTCTTGCTTCCGCTTTCCCTGAGCTTTCCACCATTATTCACGCTTCCGTAAGTCCTCACCCTGTCCGACCGATATTTCAGTCCGTTGCTGTCGCAGTAGGATTTCAATGCCTTGTTCCGCTCCGCCATCTTCCTGCGGACTTCCTTTGCGCCCTCGGTATCGCCCGCAGCTTCGAGCATGTCGGCTTCCGTTTTGGATTTGCGCACCTTGCGCTCAAGCTCCCGCTGCTTGCAGACCTTGTTGTAAAGTTCCTTATCCTCGGTATCATCATATTCAACAGAGGACTTCCGGAACAGCCCATCGGAAACGCCGCGCGGACGATGCCCGCAGTTTATCCCGAACAGCCCGTCCGGCTCGCCGAAGCTCGTCTGTGACAGCGGAATGACCTTGTGCTTTCTGCCGTTGATGTCGGTTATCTCGGTAGTCCTGCCGGAGCGAGAAATCAGCTTCCCCTGCCACGGTCGACATTTCGGACGGCTGCCGGGGTGACTGCTCACCTCGAACACGTCCTGCCCGAGGCTGTCCATAGTCGAGAACTGCGCTTCCAGAGCCGTATTCTTGACCGTCGCGCGGATATCCATGTTGACGTAAGCCTCCGGCGACCATTCCCGCCCCGACTTATCCACAAACGCCGGAATGCCTTTCTGCGCCATCTCGTGTATCGTCGTGCGGACTGCCTTTGTGCGGCTCTCCGCGCCCGAAACGACCGCAGCCGTGTTGCTGTTCAGAATATTCAGCATGTCCTGCTTGTTCGCTATCTCGGACTGCTCCCGGCGCTGCTCCTGCGTCCATTTGTCAGCTACCGTATTCACGGCGCGGACGAACGTGCTCTCCGCCTTGTACTTCATGACGGTGTTGACCTGATTGTACACGTCCTTAGCCTGATTACGATAGTGCTTGACGGAGTTCGCGGCGCTCTCGGCGAACCGCTTATCATGCCACATGCCCTGGATTCCGTCCTCGGCGAGCGTATCGTCTATCGCCTGCCGGACGGTATCCGCGACGTTCCCGGGAATGCCCTTTGTGCCTGCCGCGATGATTTTATGCGCGTCCTGCCGGAGATGCCCGTGCTTTGCAAGCTGCTTTAACTGCCACTTGCTGACCTCGTTTAGCTGGTGGTCGTCGTTCAGCGAAAGCTGCCGCGCTATCCGGACGAGTAACCGTTCCTCAACGCTCATGTATGCGTCGGCGATGGGAGCGGCGAGGTTCAGCGCTTCAAGGGCGGTCATGATTCGTCACCGAAGAAATCCGCGATATCCCCGCCGCCGGATTCCTGCGACATGCGCTCCAGTTCCTCCCGGGCGGTGGCTTCGTCGCATTTCTGGACTTCCATTATCGCCTTTATTTTCGACTTCAGCCCCGCCGAAACCAGCTTGATATTGTTGTCTATCAGCGTGTTGTCGTCGATGATGATGTTATCGTTCCAGCCGACTGTTACGCTGTACTCCCGCGCGGAAATCTCTCCGGACATCACTCCGAGCTGAATCAGCGCGTGAACGACCGTTTCTATCATCTCGGTCAGCAGGTTCTTGTTATTCTTGACGGTGCGCGCGGTCTTGCTTTCCTGGGAGATTATCTCCGTCGCCGTTTTCATGCCCTGCTGGACGTCGAACGAGAACGTTCCCGCCGACAGCCCGGTCTGCATACACAGGATATTCAGATACGCGTTGATGGCGCTGACGTGCTGTTCTATGCGGAGTTCCGTGGTGTTGTCGGTGATTTTAAGGCTCTCGCCGTCCTCGTGCCGGAGCGCTATGAAAGCCTCGTCGTCCGCGTCGAAGTACCGGACTGCTTCGGCGGTGTCCGGGTCGATTATGGTCTGCACACAGGAGCTAGGCACGATTATGCGCTTCTTGCCGAGGACGAACTCCCGCTGGAAGCTGTCGAACACCGTGTCGAGCGCCCGGAGCGTATCCGTGCAGTTCGCGTAGACGGACATTCCGAGCGGCACGTCGTAGTCAGAATTGTTGCTAACGAACGGCCGGAAGTACGCAAACACCGGCTTGTCGCCCTCGTACACGACCGGATTCTGCAAGTCCGGGAACATCTCCGCAAGCGGGCATTCCCGCCCGATTTCGCTGTCGGAAGCCGCCTTGAACAGCTTGAATTCCGACCTGCCCGGCTGCATGAATTCAAGCAGATGGAAGTAGTCCTCGCCCCGCGTGTAAGTCCCCGAAAGTATTCCGGACTGCACTCCGGAGCCGTCCCAGCTCACCGGGACGAAGCGGTCGGCGGTGATGTAGTCGATCCTCGGTTTCCCGCCGGAGAGGTAGCATTTCAGCACCCCGCCGCCCATGGCGTACGCTTTGCTGAGAAGCTCCGGGAGCTGCTTCCAGAAGCCGTTCGCGTTCAGCGTATCGTCTATGTACGCCTGATATTCGGGGAAGTCAAGCGTTATCTCGCACTGCTCCGAAAAGGTCAGCGCCGACAGACTGTCGCACAGTACCTTAGCCATGTTCAGCCGCAGGAGCTGCCGCTTGCCCCGCGAGAAAAGCCCGCCCTTTGCGGTCTGCCGCCACTCCGGGTCGTCGCGGTATATGCGCCGCCACTTGTCTATGCAGGCGCTGTAGTATTCCGAGCCGCTGAACTCCTGCCCGAATGCGGCGGCTATTTCATTTGCGTTCATGTATTCCTCCAAATTCTATGAGCCGGTTCGCGTGCGGTTCGAGGGCGTATTCCAGCGCGTCAAGACTGTCAATGTTAGTCGAGCCGTCGTCAAGGCGCCTGTCCCTGGTCGGCGATTTGCTGTCCCAGACAGCCTCTGAGAGCGCCGCTATGGTGTGCCTGCACCGCCGCATGATAAAGAACCTGCCCTGGCTCATGAGCATGTCACAGAGCCGTATGCGGTCGATTATCTCGCCCTTGCGCGCGTTGCGGACTTCCACCGGGATATGCCGCGCGAACACCTCGGTGCGTATGCCGTTTATGAGCGTAGTTTCCGCGCTGTCGCACCAGATGGAAGTCGCCCTGCACTGCGCCTGCGAGCGCTGAACGAAACCGCAGACGTCGTCCGTGAGCGTTCCCGGGTCGATTACTTCCTTGCGGTAGTACTCGTCCAGAATCACGATACTGCGGTACCCGCGGGTTATTCCCACAAGACACCCCGCGTGCGCCGAGCCGTTTCCGCCGAAGTCAAGCCCCATCGTTCCAATGATGATATCCGCCGGGACCTCGTCGAGAATGAACCGCTCCGGGTCGTCGGCGAACTGGCGATAGATTACGCCGTCAGCGGATTTCCACTCCCCGAGTATGTATCGCTTGAAGAACACGCCGGTGTACATTCCCCGGTAACGCTCCTTGACTGCCTCCGACAGCGACAGGTTGTCGTCCATCGTGAAATGCAGATACAGCAGACGTTTGTCCGCGCGCTTGTCTATCCAGCCAGTCTTGAACCAGTGCGCGGGACTGCCGGGATTGCAGTTGAACCAGAATTTCGACCCGTCCACGGAGCAGCGTCCGGTCGCCTGATTGACGAAGCTCTCCGGCATGAGCGCGACCTCGTCAAAGAACACCCCCGCGAGCGTGATACCCTGTATCAGGTCCTGGGAGCGCTCGTCCTTGCCGCCGAACACATAAAAATAATTTTCTATATTTCCTCTGCGAACGACCACAAGATTCTCGGTGCGCTGTTCCGACACCGAATATCCCCGTGAACGAAGCATGAGTTTCAGCCAGAACAGGACGTTCCGGCGGAAGCTGCCGATAGTCTTGCCGCACATCGCGAAGTTGCAGGCTTCGAACTCCGACATAGCCCAGACAACGAACCCGAGGGACATCGCGACCGACTTCCCCGAACGGATAGCGCCGTCTGCGATAATGCCGTTGCAGTCCCGGACGGGGGACGAGCGGCACCACCAGTTCAGGACTTTTCGCTGCTTCCGGGAGAACGGCTTGAACTTGAACACTGCTTTAATCTTCATCGTTCCAGTCCTCCGCCGCAGAGCCGTCCAGCGCCGCAAGGAAGCCGTCGTCCGGGGTCTGCTCCTCCTCGCCGGAGAGCTTCTTCTCCTGCAATGCTACCTGCTTCTTCTGGAGCTTCACGCGCTCCCCGGAGCTGCCCTCGCCGATAAGGTCGACTATCGCATTGAACGCCTTGGTGTCCCCGAGCGCCGCCTGCCGTACCATCGCCGCGACTACTGCCGCGCCGTAGGTCGGGTCTGCTCCGAAGCCCATGTCTACAGTCATGTTGTATATGTCGTCGTTCACGATTCCGCTTGAGAGCAGGTCGTTCATCAGGGATTTCAGCGCCTTTTTGCGGCGGCGGGTCTCGCCGGATTTCTTGCCGCCCTTTCTGCCGTTTTCTCTTGCTTCGCTCTCGCTTCGATTTGAGAACGGCACTAAATTCTTATCATTCAACATCACCACCTGCTTGCATAGAAAAAGCGCCCGGGCGATTGCTTCGGGCGCTTTTCAGTATTTCATGATACTAGTATAGCACATTTTCAGCTATCATTCCATATCATCTTTACGTGCTGGAGCGCCCGCCCGTGCAGGCGGCATATCTGCGGATAGCTGTAATTCATGCGGACGGCGGTTTCGTCGAGGGTCAGCAGGTTGATGTACTTGTACTCCAGCAGCGTGCGCAGGCGCACCTCCGGGACGGTCGCTATCGCCGCGCGTATCTCCCGCTGGAGGTCTATGCTGCGGTCGATGTCCTCGTTTATCTCGCGCTCCAGGTCGACTATCCGGGTGGTTATCTCGCCGATACGGTCGCGGGGCGTTGAACTGTGTGTACCGTCCGAGCTTCCGGAGCTTACCGTCTGGGCTTTCCGGCGAAGCTCCCCGACCTGCTCCAGCTTCGCGTTTATGCTGTCGTTCAGGTCCTTGTACTGCGAGAGGTATTCTTTTGCGGTCATTCAGCCCTCCTGTTCCAAAACTCAGAAATTGTCTTACGTTTGTTTTCTTCGGTATCATTTTCATAAACTTCTACCGCGTACGGCGAAGCGCCGCATTGTTTGCATTCGACCATCATTACATCGAAAGCGGTCCCTTTTAAGTGCGTAGGCGTTCTGTAATATGCCTCGCCCCCGCAGAACGGGCAGGGCTTCAGACCAATTTCAGACATCTGCGTCACCCCACTTTAAAGCCTGCCCGCAATGGTAGCAGTAATCGGCTATTCCTGTTCCTGCAAATCCGCGCCCGCAGTTGGGGCAAGAATAAGCGCTTGTGTATCGTATGCGTTCTTTGCGGTTTTGGATAGGTGCCTTGGGTATCTGCTTTTCGAGGGCTTCAACAGCCATATCGAAAGCCTTTTCAATATTCTCAAAGGTTTCTCCATTTTCGGGAATGCTTGTTTTCCTGCGTATGATTGCGATTGCTTCTTCTACGGTCATTCGGTGTCACCTCCGTATTCTACTCCGAAAACCTTTGCGGCTTCTGATGGGCTTCCGGCTCTGACAAGCGCCCTATACCCGCAGCCACGACACCACACGGAATATAGCCGTTCTTCCGCGTAGTAGGTTTTTAGCCATCTCCCGCAGATTTTGCAGCGTATCTCTTCGGGCGTTCTCTTGTACATTGCAGGAGCGCAATACGCCGCGTGTAACACCTCATCAACCCTCATCTTCATCTGTATCGCCTCCGTTTATATCCCCGTTTTCGGGAAGCTCATGCCAGGGTAGAGGGCAGTCCCTGAAAAAATGTTCCCTCGGATCGCCCTCGTCAACTGCGCCAAGCCGGCATTTGTGCTTTTTCATGCTATAGTATGGGCATTCACCGCAGCAGCCGATTTCAATTTCAATGATCCGCGCCATTTGTTCCGCCTCCGTCCATCTTAGCGCCATAATTCTGGGAACCGTTCCATGCGTTCGCCGCTTCCTCCATGGTGTTGCCCCATACGATTTTTCTACAGCGGTAACAGCGTATAAACCACTTGCCGTTCTCGTCTTTTTCAACTTCGGGGCAGTAATGCCTGTCCCCACACGAACAACGTTTAAGGTTTTCAACCTCATTCTCGTCCATCTTAGCGCCGCAGCTGGGACAGTAGCGGAAATGGTCTGCGTGTGACGGGTCAGACCAGTAAGCTGTGCACACCGAACACCTCATGTGTATATAGCCAGTTTCAGAATCGGGTTCCTTAAACCTGATCCAACGTCCATGCACCACCGGCGCAACATCGGCGGCAGGCTCATAGTCAATAACCTGGTCGATTGTCGCGGCGATAAACATCGGGCAATTTTCGTCGGAGCATACGTCCATTAACACCTTTCTTATGCTTTCGCGGTCTATGTATTCACTCATTCTTCTGTATCCTCATCAACGAAATCCTCGCCGAAACACTCCCGGAACATATCAGCCGACAGCTTGTACATTTTCTGGTGCCGTTCCTTGCTGTCTGTGTACTTCCCGGAATTGTGCGCGAGCTGTGTTATCTTTCCTCTGCATGTTTCAGCGGTGCACTCGCCGTTGTATTCGGCAAGGCAACCGCTGCACTCTTCGGTGTGATTGCTCATTCCTGTTTACCACCTTTCAAACCAGAATCTTACGTCCGTTCTAGGGCGTGCTATCATTCCAAACCTGACTAGATTACGGAAAGTTGCGCTGCATTTCATCTGCGTGTCATAGGCTCGTTCAATGATTTCCCTGAACCTCTCTACCGTGTACGTGGACTTGTAGTGATTACAAGCCCGGCACGCCGGATAGAGATTTGAGATATCGTCCTCACCGCCGAGGTGCAGTGGGACAACATGGTCTGCCTGCATGTCCTTGATAGTGATTTCGCAGCCGCAATAAGCGCAGCGACCGCCGAATTTCTCATAGATCTGCTGGCGTTCGGCAGCAGTAAGTTTTCTGCGGTCACTCATTCCCGCTCACCTCCACATAGCGCCACGACTGCGGCGGCTTTGATATCTCGCAATCTTCCCATTCACAATAAGCTGGTTCTTCCAAGCTACTTGTGCAATAATACTTACAATTCTCGCAATTGTGCGAGCACGGCTTTTCAAAAAGGCTCAATTCCTTCGGCTTTTCGTAAATTTTCAGATTGGAGATATGCCAGCCCCAAAACGTCTTGCAGAATCCCTCGCCGATGTACGCCTTAACATCATCGAACGTCATGCAGCACGAACGGCAGAAATCACAATCATTGGGATTGTCTGCTTCGTTTGAGGTAAGCACTTTGAAATCTCTGCGATCATCGTCATCGGGGAAATCATCATCGCGAAATATCTGCCGAATATCCTGGTAAACATTATCTTCCTTGCAAAACTCAGCTTCATACTCGGAGATACTGTCGCAGATAAATTCTCCAATGACTTTCTGCTCGCAAGGGTTTGAATACTTCGAACTTGTTTTGATGAATACCGGTTTTCCGTGGTAAATCACGCCGTAGTTTTCATCGCCATCTTTCATTACATCCATCAACTGGTCTTTGCTCTTCGATTGGTATATGTAACACTTGAACGGTGTTTCAATCTTTGGTCTGGTCTTGCGTACTTCAATGGTTTTCTTACCGTTTGCGATAAGCCCACACCATTTTGGCTGTATGCTCAGCAGTATTGCTTTTTCTTTCATCACTGTTCACCTCCAGCAGTTCCGGGTTGTCGTAGATCCCACGCATTTATATCCTCCAATCTGACCCGCAAGTGCGGGACTTCTCCGTAAAGCTTGACAACACGAGCGTCACAAACGCACTTATCATCGTCGTAAGCCACGCCGTTCAGCGCGTCGCAGACGAGCTTTCCTATGTTGTCCCAGTCTGGTTTCTTGGTCGGACGAATCTTCCCGCTGAGCATATCAGCCCGGCGATACTTCGGAGTGCTTTTCGGAATACCCATCACTGCGATTATCGTGATTCTGATTTCCGAATCCTCCGGGAACTTATGTCCTCCCGCTTTGCGGTACGCCCACTGAATAAGCTGTTCGTGAAGCTTAGTTTCCTTCGGAGTGTATGTAGTGCCGGAGACACGGCTGTGTCTCCGGCCTCTGCTTTCCGAACGGTTCTCCTGGGACCGTGAATTCTATCTGCATTCTATCCCTCCTCCGAATACTGCTCCTGCAATTCACGCAAGATATCTTCCTGATCTATGCTGCTGTTCTGCTCCGGTACTCCGTCGGCGATCAGCCACTCGGCTATTCTCGCGTAGGAGATACCTCCAGATATTCCTTTGCGCTGCTGCCAGTTCTGATATTTCTGCTCATACAAGGCAACAGCCTTCTCCCTGTATTTGCGCACAAGCTGTTCGCGGGTGGGGGAAGGGGCAGGCGGCGCAGCCGTCCTGCTTTCCCTTTCTTTTAATTTCATTTCATTTCTTTTCTTTTCATTTAGGGAAGAAATATCGCCGTTTTTTCCGGAGTTTTCGTTGCTTTTTCCGGAAATATCAGCGTTTTTTCCGGAATTGCCTATATCTGAATCATCGAGAGGAATAATTACATACTCTAAGACAGGAAAAATATCCTTACGTTTCAACGACTTTGCCGCTTTCAGATATCTCTTCTGGATTCCGCGAGAAGTCAGTATTCCGTATTTGGTATACATTTCCTTGTCGAACAGCGATTCATGATTCTTGGATTCTCTGAGCGCAGCGGCAACAACCTCACGAACAACATCAACACCCACAAACGCCTCACGGTTTGCAAACCTTGACGCCACCCTGTCGTTCCACTCGCAATAGTATCCGTGTATACCATAAATCTTTTGAAAGAGCTTGATTATGATACCAAGCCCTTTCATACCGAACATATCTTCTATTTCCTCAAGCTTATCATCAAACCGGCAATCCAGAGAGAAGTACGGTATACCCTCTGTCATGCATGCCCTCCTATCTATCAGAATGGATACTGGTCGCTGCCTACGCCCGAGAAATCAGCCGCCGGAGCTTCCGGAGAAGCATTCTGCGCTGCCTGAGCAGCAGCCGGAACCGTATCGGCGGCAGGAGCATTCCCGGACTTCTCGCCCGTAAAGCTTACGCGCTCGGCGTTTATCTCGTACCATGTTGACTGGTTCCCGGACTTGTCCGTGTACTGCCGGGTCTGCATTTCGCCCTCTACGAGTATCATACGCCCCTTGCCGAAGTACTTATTGACAAGCTCCCCGGTGGAGCGCCATGCCACCACGTTGAAAAAATCCGTCTTGCGTTCCTCGCCCTTCTGCTGGAACCGTCTGTCAACGGCTATCCGGAACGAGCAGACATTCGTGCCGTTCGGGGTCGTTTTCAGTTCCGGGTCGGAACATATGCGCCCCATCATTATCACTTTGTTGTACATTTCCATGCACTCCTTTCGAGTATATTTTCCGCTGTCCGGAACTGCAAATTACTGCAAATCTGCGGGGCTTTCCTCCAACTCGTCCGGCGAATCGCTGTCTACGATTATCTCAGGATCATCCGCAGGCTCACCGGGGATCTTTCCGGGCGCCGCCTCATCGGACAGAGCGCTGCTCATCTCAATGGACATGATCCCGTAGTGCGAGAGCAGATTCCGCAGCACTGTCTTTATAGCCATTTCGTCGAAGTTGTCGCGCCATATCGCGCTCCCTTTCTGGAAAGCCTTGCTGTACTTCTTTACATGCTCGGTCAGCTTTTCGCGGCTCCAGTAGTAGGTCTTGCTGAATCCGTTCAGCGTTTCGATATACGCGAAGTAGCCTATGATCTTATCGGACACACGCTCGCCGGATATATCCACCGCGCCGGTCAGCTTGTCCTCGCTTTTCAGCTCGCCTTCGTATACCTTTCCGGCGTTGATATAGCGATACTCGCCTGTCCTCATCGCAAGCTGTATGTATCCTTTGTAGCCGAGCTGGAACTGCGGCTTCGGAACACCGTGGTCCTTGTACGGAATGATGTAAGCGAATCCGAGCTGCTTCTCGACAGGGAGCTTGAGCGCCGCCGCTTTCAGCGCCTCCGCAAGCACTGCTCTGGGTTCGCACTGCTGGAGCAGCGTATCGTTGTTGAACAGATTCATTACAGACGCGGCGAAAGCTCCGGCGTTCTTGTCGAGCGTGCTTTTGAGGGTCTGCTGAATCGCTCCGTTGTTCAGCAGGCTGTTGAGCATCTGTGCCGGAGTAGCCTTTGCTGGGGCTTCCTGCGGCTTTGTCTGAGCCGCGGCGGCGATAACGCCGTTTGTGTTGGTCGTAGTGGTCATGATTCTTTCCTTTCCGATATCTTGAATATCATCGCTTTGGTTTCCTTAAGGTATTCTGAGTAGATGTCCGGGCGCTCTGCCTTGAGGCGCTTGCTGTCTACAGTAGATCGGCTCTGCGGCTTGTATGAGATGTGCCAGTCAACTGTCAGGCCATCTGTATTGCCATCGAGAGCTGTCTGGAGTTTCTGTTTGAGAGCCTTTTCCCGGGTTTCGAGTTCCTTTTTCTGAGCCATCACGGCTGCAAGCTCGGCAGCTTCGTCGTTCTGCTCAAACATAGCGATAGCGTTGTCCTGCCAGTCAGGGTACAGAGCTTTCAGAGTGCGTTCGGCGCTTTCGGAGCCGTCCGGTTCAGGGCGGATATCCGGTTTTATACAGTCGTTCCAGAATGCTATTTCGGATCTCAGCAGCGCCGCGCACTCGCTATCGTTCCGCTCGATGGTGAACCAACGGAACCTTTGCCCGCCGATGAGTACCGCAAGATACATGCGGTCGTACCCCATGACGTTCATGTAATGGCAGCACTGGCAGTAATAGTACAGCGGGATCTCGCCGCTGTCGAAATCAGCTTTGGCGAACGCTGATGTTGTCTTGCACTCCAGTCCGGCATTCTCGCCAATGATCTCACGGTCGACGTTCGCGGTTATGAAGTCGTATTCATCGTGCTGGAATATGTAGTTGCGGCGGCGGACCTTCTTTCCGGCAGCCTCGCAGAACCGTTCTGCAACGTACTGCTCCAGATCGCGCCCGGTGCGCATTGCCTCGTTGTCCTCGGTTTCCGGCATGCGCCCGGTCTTGTCCGCCCAGAGCTCGATCTTCGAGCGGTACGGGGTCAGCCCCATTACGACCGCCGCGTCAGAGCCTCCGAGCCCTGTCCTGCGGTATTCCAGCCATTCCTCGCGGGTGATGTCTGTGGTTTTTACTAGCTTTCTAGGCATTACTGTTCCTCCTCTGGTTCGTCGGCGCTGAGCCACGCTTCCTCGCAGAAGCGGTCATAGCAAAGCTGCTTCCCGTCAAGGAATCTCAGCTCGTCCCGGTCGTATTCTCGCTCGCACTCGTCGCAGTACCACACCGGCACATTTCTGTTCGGGCAGGAACTGCCCATACACGGTGCCCCATCAGGGCAGCCTACGCAATGATCTTCAATTCTTAGCATGTTACTTCTCCTTTATGGTCGATAAAATGTCCTGGAGTATCTTCTCGCGCTCCTCCGGCGATTTCTCGCCGGCGTCTGTGAAATGGGTCATGATTTATCCCTCCATAAATAATTATTCATCAGCACGGACCGCCGTCCGCGCCCTTGAAAGCTCCCGCCGGGTACTGCCAATCTTCCGCGTAGACATCATCAACGGAGAATTCGCCGGATAGAAGCTGCTGGATTGCTCTAGGATTGTCCCGGCAGACGCAGCTTTCCGCGTCCCCAATGTACTCGTCAAGATTTTTCTTGTTATCAAGGGTGAAATTAAGTTCAATTTCCGCTTGTCTGAACTGCTCGTACCAGTCTGGGAACAACTCCCGGATTCCAGCCCAGTGCTTCGGCAGACCGAATATGCACATCGCGCAGGAGCAGCGGTTCCAGCCTGCGAAATAACATGGGTGCGGAGAAATGTGCCATCGTTTGATGATCTCCCAGATATACGCCTCCGACCAGTCAATGACCGTACGCCATGTATGTACAAGCCGTTTGGCTTTTGCCGTAGCGTTGGTAGGGTGCAGTTCGATTTCGTTGTATTTGCTCCGCCCCTTGCTTTCTTCGCGCCGCTCGCCGGAAATCACCAACAGTTTCACGTCCTGCCTGGTCTGCTCCAGATTGCTTGTAACTCCGTTCTGGACGGAAGCTTTCAGACTTCCCGAGCACCATCTTCCAGACTGACAGCTACCCTTAGCAGGGAACTTCATACGGCTCCCTATGCTCTCAATTTCTCGGATAACGCTCTCACCGACTACACGTTTAAGGTTCGGGGAGCAGTAACGACCGTTGGCTATTCCGGATTTTGCCGGGAATTTATTGCACTCGCCGATTCCCTTGAGCTCGTCCGTTTCAAGACTGCGAATTGCTCCCCCGCCTACCATGATTTTAAGATAAGAGCTGCACCAGCGCTGTGCAAGATTAGCTGATTTCGCCGGGAAATTTCCACGCTTGCCGTAATTTTCAACCTTGGCGCTTTCGTCTTCACCCATGACCTTGCTTTTTAATTCAAGTGTGCGCTTCTGGCGCTCTGAGAGCTTACACATGTCGATTTCGCCACCATTCTCGTAGAGGATAGGATTACTAGCACCCACGCGGTAGACCTCGCTCCAGAAGCCGCCTATCCGCCAGCTTACGCGCAATGGGATACCGAGATACTCTGCGACAGCCCGACAGTAGTTCTGTGTAGGAAGCCAATCCATGTGCAGGTTCGGCTCGCCGCCGTCTATATCGTGGTGCCACAGTTCGATTTTCTCCCGGGGAACGCCCAGCTCCAACAGGTGGAGCACACACGCCAGACTGTCTTTCCCGCCCGAAAAGAGCACGATTATCTTGTCGTATTCTTCAAGGGGGAGCAGCTTCTCAAGGTATATCTCCTTGCTGTGCGGGGTGTCCTGCTTGCCGTCAATGACCGGGCGGTAGTTTATGCCTTTGCCATAAATTTTGTCCACTTGACAAACCTTTCCGCTCATGATATAATGAGCATGTGATATTATTTCTTTGCCGCTTTCGTGATTGCCGTCACTTAGCGGCTTTTTTCTGCTTCCAGCGCCATATCGTGGAGCGTGGAATTTTCAGGATTACCTGTATCTCCCCGAGAGTCATGCCGTTATCGAGCATTTGCAGGGCTTTCCGCTTGATTGCTTTGGTGTAACCATTTCTGCCGCTGCGGTCTTTTCTGCGCGGGATTCCCTCGATTCTGAGCCAGTTCTCGACGGTGGTATCGGTGCAGCCTATTTCTTTCGCCGCCGCTCTAAGGCTCAGTCCGCTCTGATACAGCATTATGGCGTGCGTGCGCTCTTTTGGGGTGTACATTGCTTGTCCTCCTTTCCGGCGTTTTCTTCGGCAGGAACGCTCCCTTGAACGACCACACCATAGCTACGCACAGCAGAGCTACGATGATGTCCGCGCCGTTCATGGAGTAGCTCCAGCCGTTCAGCGCGGACACGAGCCAACGTAGGTGGAAGCCTATTAGGGCGGCTATTGCGTAGGGTATGTATTTCTTCATGCCTGTGCCTCCTCATGCTCAATAAGGGAAAGCTCCGAACCAGGGCAGCGAACAATGCCGTTATTCCGCAATACTGTTACGAAATAGACATCATACCGTTCGTTGCCGCCCTCAGAGCCGAACCCCTGCATAACAAGCCCAACCCCATGCTCGGGGTGATTTACTGTATCGCCGATTTTGAATTTCATGCCTTGTTTCCCTCCGCCTCCATCAACAGCACCATCTCGCCGTAGCTGACGTGCCGCTCTGTCGCAAGCGCTATGACCTGCGAAATAGTGAGCACGCCCTCCGGCTTTGCGCTCGGCTGCCTGCGCTTCGGGCGCTTCTTATAGAGCCGGTCGTACTCGCGGCAGTGGTCGCACTTGGTGAACTTGTTGCTGGCTGAAAGCTGGATTTTGCAGTCAACGCACCTGTGCTCCGCCTTTAGCTTCGCGTAGCGTTCCGCGTAGGTCATGTTGCCGCCCCCTCCAGCACACCGAGACGCTTCATAATCTGTCCTTTGTCGTAGCGGTAGTTCTTGCCTACCTTAACGGCGGGGAGCTCGCCGCTCCTCGTCAGCGTCCGGACGTGCTGGACTGTCAGTCCGAGCAGGATCGCAATGTACTCGCTGTCCATGACCTCCGGCGCTTCCGCCCACGTTCGCGGCGGGCGGCGCTTGATTTTTGCCATGTGTG